ATTTAAAAGACATAGTTTTCATGGGCCAAATTTAACGTCGATGGCGTGACGACAAGTGAATTACTCACCAATCTTCTTCAAATCGACCATACACATGGTCAAGTACGTATTATCGAAGACTGGGACGGGACGGTCGCACAATGTTATTAAACGTTCAGTTAACGAATCCAAAGAGTGCAACGTTAAGTCGTAATAACGCGCAACAAGAAGTCCAGCTTCCAATGTCATACGGAAGTTGTTACGCACGTGTGGAAGATACTCACCAAAATTGACTTTCCCACCTGTACGTCTACGATGGAGGGATTGTGAGTAAGGGCCCAAAACGGGCACGTAAGAAAAACAATTCGCATAAGAGCAAGCGACATCAGCGGCCCACTGCTTGGCACGACTGAATTGAGAACGTGGCATCATGTTGATTTTCATCAAATGTTTACCGGGTTTGATTCCCCAAACGAGGGTCAAATCATCCTGGTTAACAGCATGATACCGAAGTTTCTCTCCAGAAGCGCCGGCGACAGGGTAGAAAAGTCCGCTGCAGTATTCGGCGAGATCGATCTCAGACTCGTCATACGTTTTCAAGTCCAAGTCGAATAGACATTCGGAAGCGAACTGCCGGTGAGCTGCAATACCACCGGCGTGTGTGTACAACCGACGACCAACATCATCTAAAAAGATGAGTGCATCGTCACCACACACAAGTATCCGAAAATGTGTATACGCGATACCCAATTTCTGCATAAGATAAGCACTGTGAAAAGCTGCATTAATGAGGGTATTACCATCACTAGTGTTAGCATCACCAGACTTACGCCTATGCAGGAACGTGGCACGAATATTATTGCGAGTATACAACAGATTGGAAGCTTGGTCGCGAACACAATGACCAGGTGTTGTCCAATGGTCATGAACGTCAATTCCCGCGAGCTGATATACAAACGACTCAGCCTTGTGACAGTCTTGGAGTTGTGTACTGTCAAACTTAGCAAAGTCGGATTTCACAGCAAAGTCAAAGCCCTCATTACGAAATTTAGTTACGTATTGACCCAACTCTTCAGGGGTCGACCCTTTAGTATAAAAGATGTTAGCTTTCTTAAGAGCGCGTTTCAATTCTTTAGAGAAGTTCACCATCCACGGTCCTAAGTTCATAAAATAACGATCAGTACGAGACTGAATCATTCTAGGAACTACAGGTTTATTAAAAGAGAGAGTAATCTCATTCTTAACAAAAGCGGATATGTTCG